GGAGACGGAAGCAAGAAGCCGGAAGGCGTCTTTACCAAAGTCGCATCAAATAAGGAAGCCCTGACTGAAATCAGCAATACAAGCATCAATTTTGATGCCATGATGGACGTCTTCCACTCTCTTCGGAGCGTCTATCGAAACAGCGCGGTCTGGATTTTAAACGACTCCACCGTCAAGGCCCTTCGCAAGATCAAGGATGGAAACAACAACTATATCTGGCAGCCCTCCGTAGTTGCCGGTCAGCCGGACACCATCTTAAACCGCCCGTATAGAACTTCCATCTACGCACCGGAGCTTGCGGCGGGCAAGGTGCCGATCCTCTTTGGAGACTTCTCCTACTACTGGATTGCAGACCGTCAGGGAAGATCCTTTAAGAGACTGTCTGAGCTTTACGCAGCAAACGGCCAGATTGGCTTCCTCGCATCTGAACGTGTAGACGGAAAGCTGATCCTTCCAGAAGCCATCAGAGGTCTTTCTGTAAAGGCCGCAGGTTAACGCTTACTGCTGCCTGAGGATTTTCCTTGGGCAGCAGATTTTGTTTGGAGGCATTCTATGGAAATTACCCTGGAAGAAGCGAAAACTTATCTTCGCGTAAGCTCTAGCGATGAAGATGACCTGATAAAAGCCCTCATTTCTTCCGCTACCAAGCAGGTCCAGGACATCGCAAGATTCACGGACGAAGAGTGGGAAACAAACGAAGAAAAGATTCTGATCCGAATGCGCGTTGCCATCCTTTACTGCATCGCCTACCTCTACGAGCACCGGGAAGAAGCCGACCATAACGAGCTGAATCAAACCCTTCGCGCTCTTCTCTTTGGCGTAAGAAAGGAGCAGTTTTAATGAACATCGCATCACTCAGAGTCCCCATTCTGTTTCAAAAGAATGAGATCGTAACGGATAAGTACAAGAATCAAAGCTCCTCTTGGACGGATTATTTTGCCTGTTACGCGACGGTCGGGTCGTCCACTGGATCAGAAACCGATATGGAAGTCATCCGGCCTGAAGAAACGTTAGATTTTACCTGCCGCTGGTGCACGGAGCTGTCAAAAGTCGACTCCACCCACTTCCGCATTTTGGCTGAAGGAAAAACCTACAACATTACCTATGTAAACCCAATGGGATATAAACGAAACTCGATTAAGTTTAACTGCAGTCTGGAGAAAAGCTATGAGTAAGAAAGTCTCAGTTGACCAGCTGGAAAACGCCATCATGAAAGAGCTAGACGAATACGCTTCTCTTGCTTCGGATGAACTGAAGGATGCGGTAAAGAAAACCGCTAAGGACGTAAGGACCGACATCCGGGATTCTGCTCCGATAAGGACCGGAAAATACAAGAAATCCTGGTCGGTGAAACGAGTCAGTGAATCAGCAAACAGCATCAACCTGGTCGTCCACTCCAGGAACCGCTACCAGATCGCTCACCTCTTAGAGCACGGCCACGCGAAGCGAAATGGAGGAAGAGTCGCGGCCAGGCCTCACATCGCACCTGCTGAGCAGCGCGGAAACGAAGAGCTTGAAAAGCTAATCAAACAGAAACTAAAAGGAGGATGACATGACCTATGACGAGATTGTAGAGATGCTGGAAGAAACGGAACTTTCCCTTGCCTATGATCATTTTGAAGAAGGCTGCTCCCCTGCCCCGCCATTTCTCTGCTTTTTTCTTCCTGAGAGCGACAACTTCGCGGCAGACGGCATCGCCTATCAGAAAATCCACGTGCTTCACATCGAGCTATACACGGACAAAAAGAACCCAGACCAAGAGGAAAATATTGAGCGCGTGCTGACAAGCCGCGGCCTGTTTTATAACAAGACCGAAGTCTATATCGAATCCGAAAAGCTCTATGAAGTCCTTTATGAATTGGAGGTTTAAGCTATGGGAAATAAAGTCAAATACAACCTGAAAAATGTCTACGCGGCAAAGCTGACGGAAAGCACAACGGACGGAGTGACCACCTTCACGTACGCTGCCCCTAAAGCAATCCCAGGAGCTGTCTCCATCAGCCTGGACGCAGAAGGCGAAACCAAAGCCTTCTACGCAGACGGCATCGTCTACTTTAGATCCATCACAAACAACGGCTACTCCGGTGACCTTGAGCTTGCTTTAATCCCGGAGTGGTTTCGAACAGAGATCCTGCAGGAAGAGCTGGACAGCAAAGGCGTGCTGGTGGAAAAGAGCGGCCTGACCGACACCGTGAAGTTTGCCCTTCTCTTTGAGTTTGATGGAGACGTCAACTCCATTCGCCACGTTCTTTACTACTGCACGGCATCTCGTCCATCCCTTGAGTCAGAAACAAAGGAAGACACCATCGAGCCTGGAACAGAGAAACTCTCCATCACAGCAGACCCAAGATCAGACGGCCTGGTGAAAGCTAGATCTGGAGACACCACGGATGCAACGGTTTACGATGGCTGGTACAAAGCAGTCTACGTTCCGACAGAGAAAGCTGCGTCTTCCTCGTCTTCTACATCTTCTTCCGGGCAGTAAAGGAGAAAGCTTATGATTGAAAAGACAATCGAAATCAGCGGAAAGCCAGTCACCTTCCGCTCTTCTGCCGCGATTCCAAGAATCTACCGGCTGAAGTTTAAGCGGGATATCTTTAAAGACCTTTCCAAGCTCGAAAAGTCTTACCGAGCCAAAACGACAGACTCCGAAGAGCTTGAGATTGATGACCTTGAGATTTTTGAAAACGTCGCTTATATCATGGCCTACCACGCGGATCCAACGATTCCAAGGACCATCGACGAATGGCTGGACCAGTTTGAGATGTTTTCGATCTATCAGGTCCTTCCTGAGATCTTAGAGCTTTGGGGAAGCAACCTTGTAACAGACATCCAGGCAAAAAAAGGACGCGCAGAAGTGAGCGGGAAATGACCACCCCGCTTTTTCTTCTGCGCTGCATAGAAATTGGAATTTCCATCCGCGATCTTGATCTTCTTTCCATCGGCCTGGTCCTTGATATCTGGACAGAAAAGGCAAATGACGGAGTGAAGTATAGAAGGCTTGCGACGCAGGAAGATTTTGACAGGTTTTAGGAGGTGAAGACATGGCAAGCAGAATCAAAGGAATCACGGTTGAAATCGGCGGTAACACCACAGGTCTTGAGAAAGCTCTGAAATCTGTGAATAGCACGATTCGCACCACCCAGTCTTCCCTCAAAGATGTCAACAAGCTTCTTAAACTTGATCCAAAGAACACCACCCTCCTTACCCAGAAGCAGAAATTGCTGAAATCATCCATCGATGCGACGAAAGAGAAGCTCGAAGGATTAAAGAATGCCCAGGTCCAGGCCAAACAGCAGATGGAAAATGGAAGTCTCGGCAAGGACAAGTACGATGCCCTCCAGCGTGAGATTGCCGAGACAGAGTCTAAACTTAAGAGCCTGGAAAAAGAGTCCAAGAGCTTCGGGTCAGTCTCTTCACAGAGAATTGCTGCTGCAGGAGAAAAAGTAAAAGGCGTCGGAGAAAAGATGTCTGACGCAGGAGAAAAGATGACGGTTGGCTTCACCGCGCCTGTCGTCGCCGGTGCGACTGCTGCGGTCAACTCCTACGGCAATGTCGACAAGCAGTTTAACCTGGTCAAGCAGACAATGGGAAGTACAGCAAACTCTGCAGAAGATTTTAAGGGACTGTGGAACCAGATCAGCGAGTCCGCGAAGGCTTCTGTCTTTGGAATGCAGGATGCTGCAGACGCGACGTTGAACTTTGCCCGCCAGGGCTTCACCGCCAAACAGGCAACAGACATGCTGACGCCTGCGATGAACCTTGCAGCAGGCACCGGTACTGATCTTTCTGAAGTGACGTCAGGCCTTGGAAATGCCATGAAGATGTTTGGTGCGAACTCTTCCGAGGCCGCCTCTTACTCAGACATTTTGGCAAAGGCTCAGGCGCAAGCAAACACCAACACCTCGGAATTATTCCAAGCAATTTCTGTCGCTGGCCCGATCTGTAAGACGGTCGGATGGGATGTAAAGGACTTAGCGACCATCACGGACGTGTTTGGAAATGCCGGTATCTCTGGATCAGAAGGTGCGAACGCCTTAAAGACTGGTCTTGCCCGGCTAGCCTCCCCTGCCAAGTCAGGAGCTGCCGCCATGGACCAGCTGAAATTATCCACCGGCCAAACTTACTCCATCTTTAACGACAACGGAACGCTCAAATCCATGCCGGATGTCTTAAAGAACCTGAACAAAGCCTTTTCTGGCCTTTCCGACCAGGAGAAACTGGAAGCCGCTTCTAATATCTTTGGAAAAGAGCAGATGTCCAAGTGGCTGACCCTAATCCAAACCTCTCCGAAAGACGTCAGCTCCCTGCGAAACGCTTTAGACGATGCGGGAGGGTCCGCTGGAAAAATGTCCAAGGCCCTGATGTCAGGTACCGGAGGAACCATTGAGCAGCTGAAATCCACCTTTGATGTGCTGACCGTCACGATCGGCCAGACATTAGCGCCAGTTCTGACCAGCTTCTTTCAGAAGCTCATCTCGATCATGAACGCCATCATGAACATGAACCCGGCAACGCAGAGGCTGATTCTCACTTTAATCGGCATCGCTGCAGCAGTTGGGCCACTTCTCATTGTCATCGGAAAGATCGCGGTTGGCGTCGGAACGGTCATGACACTTGCTCCTAAAATCGTCTCTGCCATTAAGCTAGTCCGGACTGGTATGGCAGCGATGAATGCGGTTATGCTGGCTAACCCTGTGGGTCTTGTCATTGCAGCTGTGTCTGCTCTTGCGGCGACTTTCATTTACCTTTGGAAAACGAACGCGAAGTTTAGAAACGGAGTAATCGCTATCTGGAGCAGCATTAAGACTGCAACTTCTAAAACCTGGGGAGGAATTAAAAAACTTGCAGTTACCCTTTGGGGCGCGATTAAAAGCGCTGTGCTGTCACCGGTAAGAGCGATCCGATCTTCGGTTACTTCGGCTTGGACAGCAATCCGCTCAACTACATCCAGAGTCTGGAATGGAATCAAGTCTGCCATGCTGACTCCAATCAACGCGGCCCGTGATCGGATCCGGGGGATCATTAACACCATCAAAGGCTTCTTTCCTCTTCGAATTGGAAACATCTTCAGCAACCTGAGGCTTCCTCATATCCACGTTTCAGGAGGAAAGGCTCCGTTTGGTATCGGAGGAAAAGGATCCCTTCCGAAATTCTCCGTGGATTGGTACGCCAAGGCCATGAAAAACGGAATGATCTTAGATCGCCCCACCATCTTTGGAGCAGCAGGAGATTCTCTTCTTGCAGGGGGTGAAGCGGGATCAGAAACTGTCGTTGGGACAGAGTCTTTGATGAGTATGATCCGTGCTGCCGTATCGGGAGTTGGAAATGATGTAGCCAATGCCGTTATCACGGCAAACCGGATCTCCCAGAGCGGT